ATGACACTAAATTTCTCCCTCGGAGAACAGCCGTCAAGCGATCTGCTGGCGGATGCAGAGCAATATTATGAATCCACGGTCTCGGACCTGCTGCGCACGATCAATGCGCTGAAGGCGGGCGAGTTTGAAGCCTCTAAAGCGATGCCGCAGACGGTGCGCGATTTGCGGCTGGCGTTGGATTTGGTCCATAGTGAAAGGGGACGCGTTGAAAAACTTCGCAAACAAGTTGCCGGGGCTGTCGGAACCGGCACGCTCGATTTACACGCCGCACGCGATGAGATCGGCCGCCGATTGGCTTGCCTCCGCGACGCAAGCGCAGGTTGACGATTTCCTTGACGGCCTGAGCGAGAACGCGCTGCTGGCGCTGCCTTGGATGTTCGAATTCTGGTCACTGCCGCATCAGTTGCCGCCTGCGGGGGCGTGGAAAACCTGGGTGATCATGGGCGGGCGCGGGGCGGGGAAGACCCGCGCCGGGTCAGAATGGGTGCGATCGGAAGTGGAGGGGGCAGGGCCGATGGATGCGGGGCGTTCGCGGCGCGTGGCGCTGGTGGGCGAGACGGTAGATCAGGTGATAGCGGTGATGATTGAGGGCGAGAGCGGGATTTTGGCCTGCTCGCCACCGGATCGGCGGCCGGAATGGCAGGCGACCAAGAAGCAGTTGGTTTGGCCGAATGGTGCGCTTGCGCAGGTGTTTTCGGCGCATGAGCCGGACAGTCTGCGCGGACCGCAGTTTGATGCGGCTTGGGTGGATGAATTGGCGAAATGGCCAAAGGCGGAACAGGCTTGGGATCAGTTGCAGTTTGGGCTGCGGCTGGGGGAAAACCCGCGACAGGTGGTGACGACGACGCCGCAGAATGTGGGCGTGCTGAAGGACATTCTGAAAAACCCCTCAACCGTGATGACCCATGCGCCGACCGAGGCGAACCGGGCCTATCTGGCAGCCTCGTTCTTGCAGGAGGTGCGGACGCGCTATGCGGGGACCACCAAAGGCGCGCAGGAGTTGGATGGGCTGTTGATCGAGGATGCCGAGGGGGCGCTGTGGACGACCGCGATGCTGGAGGCGGGGCGGATTTCTGAGCCGCCGCGTTTGCAGCGCATTGTGGTGGCGGTGGACCCGCCAGTGACCGGGCATGGCAAGTCGGATGAATGTGGCATTGTCGTGGTGGGGGCTATCACCGAGGGGCCGACGCAGAATTGGCGGGCGGTGGTTTTGGCGGATTGCTCGGTGAAGGGGGCTTCGCCTGACCAGTGGGCAAGGGCTGCGATTGCGGCGATGGATCGGTTTGGCGCGGATCGCTTGGTGGCCGAGGTCAATCAGGGCGGCGATCTGGTCGAGGGGGTGATCCGGCAGATCGACCCGCTGGTGCCGTATCGGGCGGTGCGGGCGAGCAAGGGCAAGATGGCGCGGGCGGAGCCTGTGTCGGCTTTATACGAGCAGGGCCGGGTGTCGCATGTGCGCGGGCTGGCGGCTTTGGAGGCGCAGATGTTGCAGATGACGCGGCATGGCTATGTCGGGAAGGGCTCGCCCGACCGGGTGGATGCGCTGGTTTGGGCGCTGACGGATTTGATCGTGGAGCCAGCGGAGACGTATCGGCGGCCTCAGGTGCGCGGGATCTAGGCGTTGCGTGCGGCGCGGAGGAGCGCGCGGTGGCTTGGGGTTGCTTAAACCTTTCCGTTTTAGAACTGCCTTCAGACAAGCGCGGCCTAGACGTGACGGGTTGAGGTCGGGAAGATAGGAGCTTTGACGCATGGTGTTCGATTTTCTAAAGCGCGCGCCCCCCGTGGTGGAAAACAAGGCCTCGGTCACCGGGCGGGTGGTGGCTTGGGGCGGCTCGGGGCGGGTGGCGTGGAGCCCGCGGGATTTGGTGTCGCTGGCGAAGACCGGGTTTCAGGGCAATCCGATGGGCTTTCGCGCCGTTAAGCTGATCTCGGAAGCGGCGAGCGCCATGCCTTTGGTGTTGCAAGATGAAACCCGTCGTTATGACAGCCATCCGGTGCTGGATCTGATCCGGCGCCCGAATGGTGCGCAGGGGCGGGCGGAGTTTTTGGAGGCGGTCTATGGCCATCTTTTGCTGTCGGGCAATGCCTATATCGAGGCTGTGCCAGGGGCTGGTTCGGTGCCGGGAGAGCTGCATGTGTTGCGCTCGGATCGGATGTCACTGGTGCCCGGCGCGGATGGCTGGCCGGTGGCTTATGATTATTCGGTGGGCGGGCGGACGCACCGCTTTGCGATGACGCCAGAGGTGCAGCCGATCTGCCATATCAAGACGTTTCATCCGTCGGACGACCATTATGGGTTCAGTCCGTTGCAGGCGGCGGCGGTGGCGATTGATGTGCATACCTCGGCGAGTGCGTGGTCAAAGGCGCTGCTCGATAATGCAGCCAGGCCTTCGGGGGCGATTGTTTACAAGGGTGCGGATGGGCAGGCGCAACTGTCTAACGATCAGTATGATCGGTTGGTCAGCGAGATGGAGCTGCATCATCAGGGTGCACGCAATGCCGGGCGGCCGATGTTGTTGGAGGGGGGGCTAGATTGGAAGCCGATGGGGTTCTCGCCTTCGGATATGGAGTTCCAGCAAACCAAGGAAGCGGCGGGGCGCGAGATTGCCACGGCGTTTGGCGTGCCGCCGATGCTGATGGGGATACCGGGGGATGCGACCTATTCCAACTATCAGGAGGCCAACCGGGCGTTTTACAGGCTGACCGTGCTGCCCTTGGTGGCGCGGGTGACGGCGGGGATTTCGCATTGGTTGTCTACCTTTACAGGCGAATTGGTGGAGCTGCGGCCCGATCTGGATCAGATTCCGGCGCTGGCGGTGGAGCGGGATCAGCTTTGGGCACGTGTGGGGACTGCGGCTTTCCTGACCGAAGTTGAAAAGCGCATCTTGCTGGGCCTGCCGCGCATTCAAGAGGGCGAATGACGCCGCCGCGCAAACCGTCTGACGGCTCGCGTTATCTTTACGACAGTTTCGATGCCGCTGCCGCGCGGATCGAGGCGAATGAGCGCGTGGCCGAAGAGCGTTGGGCGGCGCTGGATTATCGGCTGGGCCAGATTGATGCGGTGCTGGAGCGGCTGGAGAAGCGGATTTGGGTCGGCGTTTATGGAGTAGCAGCGTTTCTGTTGGCCCAGATGGCCGAAGCGGTGATGCAGGCGGCGAGCAGATGAAAGGTAACGCGATGAATTGGAAAATGCAGGGCGCGCCGGAGTGCAAGTTTCAGCAGCCCGAAGCGCGGCTGGTGGTGACAGATGGCAGCCGGGTGGAGGGTTACGCCAGCCTGTTTGGCAAACGCGATCAGGGCGGCGATGTGGTGCAAAAGGGGGCATATGCCGCCAGCCTATCGCGGCTGACCACGCAGGGTCGTGCGGTGAAAATGCTGTGGCAGCACGACCCGACGCAGCCGATTGGGGTCTGGGACGAGGTGCGCGAGGATGCCGTTGGCCTGTGGGTCAAGGGCCGCATCCTGCCGGAAGTGGACAAGGGCCGCGAGGCGGTGGCCCTGCTGGCGGCGGGGGCGATTGACGGCTTGTCGATTGGCTACCGCACCGTCAGAGCCGAACGCGATGGCAAAGGGCAGCGCCTTTTGTCCGAGCTGGAGCTTTGGGAAGTGTCGCTTGTGACCTTTCCGATGCTTCCCGAGGCACGGGTTTCGGCAAAGGGCGAAAACCCTGACGGCGATACCTGGCGCAGCATGGTGCAGCTTTTCGACGAAGCACGCCAATCCCTAAGCGCGCGCATTTAGCGGCTTTTCAACAACTTCTGCGACCAAACACGGGGAAACCGAGATGACCGAGACGAAGGCTCGGGCCAGAGGGGCTATGCCCGCTGCCCAGACTGCGATGGCCCAAGACGTGGCCACTTATCCGGGTGCGGACGTGAAAACCGCTATGGCTGGATTTTTGAATGCCTTCAATGGCTTTCAGGTCAATGTGAAACAAACACTTCAACAACAGGACGAAAGATTGACCATGCTGGATCGCAAACAGATGACCTACGCCCGCCCCGCTTTGTCGGCCTCTGCCGAGATGGACGTGCCGCATAAGAAGGCGTTTGGCGCCTATCTGCGTTCGGGCGATGATGACGGATTGCGCGGCCTTGTGCTGGAAGGCAAGGCGATGTCTTCGGCGGTGGCCGCTGATGGCGGCTATCTGGTGGACCCGCAAACGGCGGATTCTATCCGCTCGATGCTGGTGTCGACCTCTAGTCTGCGGGCGATTGCCAATGTGGTGCAGATTGATGCGACCTCGTTTGACGTGTTGATTGACCGTTCGGAAGTCGGTTCGGGTTGGGCCACGGAAGCGGCGGCAACTTCGGAAACCGCGACGCCGACCATTGAGCGGATTTCGATCAAGCTGCATGAACTGTCGGCGATGCCGAAGGCCAGCCAGCGCTTGCTGGATGATAGTGCGTTTGACGTTGAGGGTTGGCTGGCGGGCAAAATCGCCACGCGGTTTATCCGGGCCGAGGCTTCGGCCTTTATCAACGGCACCGGCGTCGATCAGCCGAAGGGGATTTTGCTGCCGACCAAGGTGGCGAATGCGTCCTGGACCTGGGGCAATCTGGGCTACATCCCGACCGGAGCTGCGGCGGATTTTGCCACGACCAACGCGGTCGATTGCATCATCAGTCTGGTTTATGCGCTGACGGCGGATTACCGCGCCAATGCGAGTTTCATCATGAATTCGAAAACCGCCGGAGCTGTGCGCAAGATGAAGGATGCCGATGGTCGCTTTATGTGGTCGGACGGTCTGGCGGCTGCCGATCCGTCGCGGCTGATGGGTTATCCGGTGCTGATCTGCGAGGATATGCCGGATATTGCCGCCAACGCCTATGCGATAGCGTTTGGCGATTTCAAATCGGCTTACACGATTGCCGAACGTCCAGATCTGCGGATTCTGCGCGACCCGTTCTCGGCTAAACCCAACGTGCTGTTTTATGCCAGCAAGCGTGTCGGCGGCGATGTCACCGATTTTGCGGCGATCAAACTGCTGAAAATCGCGGTTTCCTGACGCCGCTATGACTGCCCGGCTTCCGATGGGGGCCGGGCAATGGACGCGCGCCGATGGGCCGCGCCGTCTGGCTGTTCCCCTCCGTTCGTGCGGTGCGGGGTGCGCGTCCATAGCCGCGCGGGGCGTGGGTTGGGGCATTTGGGAAGGGATTAGGGCGATGATGTTGACGGAAATCACCAGTGTTGCGGCGGGTTCGTTGCCAGTGCAGGCGCTGAAGGATCATCTGCGGTTGGGGTCGGGATTTGCCGATGATGGGATGCAGGATGGGTTGATCGAGGGCTATCTGCGCGCCGCGATGGCGGCGATCGAGGGGCGGATCGGTAAGGTACTTTTGGCGCGGAGGTTTAAGTTGGCGCTGGAGGATTGGCGGGCGCGGGGGGAACAGGCTTTGCCGGTGGCTCCGGTCAGCGCGCTGATTTCGGTGATGTTGGTGGATGCGGATGCGGTCGGCACGGTGGTCAGTGCGGATCGCTACCACTTGGTGCAGGACATGCATCGCCCAAAGTTGATCGCTTCGGGGGTGTTGTTGCCGAATGTGCCGACGGATGGGCGGGTTGAGCTGGTGTTTGACGCAGGGTTTGGGGCGGCTTGGGCGCAGGTGCCGGTTGATCTGGCGCAGGCGGTGCTGCTGCTGGCGTCGGAGTTTTACGAAAACAGGCATGATCTGGGGCAGCGCATGGCGGGTCTGCCGCTGGTGGTGCAGGCGTTGATTGAACGCTGGCGCACGGTGCGGGTTTTGGGCGGGGGGGCGGCATGAACGGGGTGCGGCTGTCGCGCAAGCTGGTGCTGGAAGCGCCGCAGAATGTCGCCGATGGCGCGGGCGGGTTTGCGCGATCGTGGGCGGTTTTGGGGACATTGTGGGGTGAGGTTTCGCCGGGGGCGGGGCGTGAGATGGCCGGGGTCGAGGTGGTTTTGGCCTCAGTGCCCTACAAGATCACCGTGCGGGGGGCGGCTGTTGGGGCTGTGCGGCGGCCAAAGCCAGAGCATCGGCTGCGCGATGGCGCGCGCGTGTTCACCATTCTGGCGGTGACCGAGCATGATCAGGACGCACGCTATCTGACCTGTTTCGCGCGAGAGGAGGTTCCGACATGAGCTATCAGGCTGCGGCAGCGTTGCAGTCGGCGATATATGCGCGGTTGACGGGGTTTGCGGGGTTAGGCGGCGTCAGCATCGTTGATGCAATGCCTGCGGGGACGGTGCCCGGAACGTTTGTGCTGATCGGGCCAGAACAGGTTTTGGATCAATCTGACACATCAGGCGGCGGGGCCGAGCACCGCTTTGAGATTGCGGTGATTAGTGACGCCAGCGGGTTTTTGACTGCGAAACAGGTGGCGGGGGCGGTGTCGGCTGCGCTGGTGGGGGCCGCGTTGACGCTGACCACGGGGCGGTTGGTTTCGATCAGCTTCCTGCGGGCAGCGGCGCGGCGGTTGGAGGCGGGCGATACGCGGCGGATTGACATGACGTTCCGGGCGCGGATCGAGCTTTGACATTTTGGCCTTTCGGGGCGGCAATAGGAGTCGGGTATGGCAGTGCAGAACGGCAAAGACCTGCTGATCAAGGTCGATATGGTGGGCGACGGCACCTTTGTGACGGTGGCGGGCTTGCGGGCGACGCGGATCAGTTTCAACGCGGAAACCGTTGATGTGACGTCTTTGGAAAGCGTGGGCGGCTGGCGCGAATTGCTGGCTGGCGCGGGGGTGAAGACGGCCTCGATCTCGGGGTCCGGCGTGTTCCGCGATGCGACCACCGATGCGCGGGCAAGGCAGATTTTCTTTGATGCCGAGATGCCGCGGTTTCAGGTGGTAATCCCCAGTTTTGGCGTGGTCGAAGGGCCATTCCAGATCACCGCGATTGAATATGCCGGCAGTCACAACGGTGAGGCGACCTACGAGATGACGCTTGCCTCGGCCGGGGCTTTGACCTTCACGGCACTTTGATGGCGAACGCTTTTGCGGGGGAAGTGGCGATTGTGCTGGATGGGGTTGCCCATGTGGCCAAGCTGACCTTGGGCGCTTTGGCCGAGCTGGAAGGCGCATTGCAGGCCGGATCGCTGGTTGAGTTGGTTGAGCGGTTCGAGTCTGGCAAAGTCTCCACCCGTGACGTGCTGGCGCTGATCGTGGCGGGGCTGCGCGGCGGCGGTTGGCAGGGCACGGCTGAACATCTGCGCACGGTGGAAATTGGCGGTGGCCCGGTCGAGGCGGCTCGGGCTGCGGCAGAGTTGTTGGCGCGGGCGTTTGCGTTGCCGGGCGAGGCATGAAGATCGCGCCGACGAATGGGATGGATTGGCCAGGGCTGATGCGGGCCGGGATGGGCGCGTTGCGGCTGACCCCGGCCCAGTTCTGGGTGCTGTCGCCGATCGAGTTGAGGATCATGCTGGGGGCGGAGGCTGCTTTGCCGCCCCTGACGCGGGCGCGGCTGGAAGAATTGGCCGCCGCCTATCCGGATTTCACAAAAGGGGCGGGCGATGGCGACGGTAGAGGAGTTGCAAGACCAGATAGCGGCGCTTGAAGCCACGCTGTCAGGCACCACGGGCATGGTCGGCGCGTTTGAGGGCGAGTTGTCGCGCATGCGAGAAACCATGATGTTCACCGGGCGTGAGGTGAATGTGCTGTCGAGCGGCATCGGCGGCGGGTTGCGACGCGCCTTTGACGGGTTGGTGTTTGACGGGGCCAAGCTGTCGGACGCGCTGAAAACGGTGGCGAAATCTTTGGCCGATACGGTTTACGGCATCGCGATGAAGCCGGTGCAGAACGCTTTGGGCGGGGCGATAGCCTCGGGTCTGAGCGGATTGTTGGGTGGGATGATGCCGTTTGAAACGGGTAGCAGTTTCGCCCAAGGCCGGGTGATGCCGTTTGCCAAGGGCGGGGTGGTGTCGCAGGCGACGCCGTTTGCGATGCGCGGCGGGCAAGGGCTGATGGGCGAGGCCGGGCCAGAGGCGATCATGCCGCTGGCGAGGGGTGCCGATGGGCGGCTGGGGGTGCAGACCTTGGGCGCGCGTGCGGTGACGGTGGTGATGAACATCACCACGCCCGATGTGCAGGGCTTTCAACGCAGTCAGGCCCAAATTGCCGCGCAGGCGCAGCGGATGCTGTCGCGCGGCCAACGCAATCGGTGAGGGTAGAATATGGCTTTTCACGACATCAGATTTCCAGCGAGCGTCAGTTTCGGCTCGCAAGGTGGGCCAGAGCGGTTGACTGAGATTGTCACGCTTGCGAACGGCTTTGAGGAGCGTAACACGCCATGGGAGCATTCTCGGCGGCGGTATGATGCGGGCTTTGGGTTGCGCAGTTTGGACGATGTGGACGCGCTTTTGGCGTTCTTTGAGGCCCGCCGCGCAAGGTTGCATGCATTTCGTTGGAAGGACTGGTCGGATTATAAATCCTGTGGTGCCAATGCGGCGATTGCCGAAACCGATCAGCAGATCGGGATAGGCAATGGTGTGACGCTGACGTTTGCGCTGAAAAAGACCTATCGTTCGGGGACGGCCAGTTATGTGCGGCCCATCGCCAAACCCGTGGCGGGCACGGTGATTGTGGCGATTGCCAATGATCCGAAGGTGGAGGGGCCAGAGTTCAGCGTTGATGCAACCACGGGGATCGTCAGCTTTGCCACCCCGCCCGATATCGGCGCATTGATCACGGCGGGCTATGAGTTTGACGTACCGGCGCGGTTTGATGCCGATGTGATCAAGACCTCGGTTGCCTCGTTTCGGGCCGGTGATGTGCCAAATGTGCCGATTGTCGAGGTGCGGGTATGAGCGCGCGGCAAGAGTTGCTGGATCATTTGGGGAAGGGCGTCACGACCGTGTGCCGGGCTTGGCTGGTCACGCGCCGCGATGGTGTGCAGTTTGGCTTCACCGATCACGATCTTGATCTGGGCTTTGAGGGGCATGTGTTCAAAGCCAGCTCCGGTATGACCGCGCGCACCTTGCAGCAGACCACAGGGCTGTCGGTGGATAACTCGGAAACCGTGGGGGGGCTGTCGGATGCTGCGGTCGACGAGGCTGATCTGATTGCGGGGCGGTTTGATGGTGCAGAGGTGCGGGCTTGGCTGGTGAATTGGGCAGATCCGGCCCAGCGCATCGAACAGTTTCGCGGCAATCTGGGCGAGATTTCCCGCGTAGGCGGTGCTTTCAAGGCCGAATTGCGCGGGCTGACGGATCGTTTGAACCAACCACAGGGGCGGATTTTTCAGCGCAGTTGCACAGCGGTTTTGGGCGACGCGCGCTGTAGGGTCGATCTGATTGCGCCGGGAAATTTTGCCGAGACAAGCGTAGCGGGCCTTGATGCGTTAAATCGTTGCCTGTTTGAGGGAATCTCGGCCTTTGCAGACCGCTGGTTTGAACGTGGGCGTTTTGTCGTCACCTCGGGCGCCGCTGCAGGGCTGGTGGGGGTGATCAAGTTTGATCGGCTAAGCGGCACCCAGCGCGTCGTTGATCTGTGGCACGACCTTGGCGCGCAGATCGCGATTGGCGATCAGGTGCGGCTTGAGGTGGGCTGTGACCGAATGTCTACCACCTGCCGCACGAAATTCGATAACTTTGCCAATTTTCGCGGCTTCCCGCATATTCCGGGCGAGGATTGGCTGGCGTCTTACCCGGTCAACAGCCGCGCCAATGACGGCGGGAGCCTAGGGCGATGACGCCTGCGCTGATCGTCGAGACCGCGCGCGCATGGATCGGCACCCCCTATCTGCATCAGGCCAGCGTTAAGGCCGCAGGGGCCGATTGCCTTGGCCTTATCCGGGGTGTCTGGCGGGAAGTGATCAGCGCAGAACCTGAAAGCATCCCGGCCTATTCGCAGGATTGGTCGGAACCCTCGGGCCGCGAAGACCTGTTGGTTGCGGCCCAGCGCTGGCTGATCGAGAAGAACCGCGCCGATGAGGCGCCGGGCGATGTTCTGTTGTTTCGCATGCGATCTGGTGCTGTCGCCAAACACTTGGGCATTGCGGGTCTGGTTGGCTCCAGCGCCAGCTTCATCCACGCCTACACCGGCCACGGCGTGGTGGAAACGCCGTTAAGCGATCCGTGGCGGCGCAAGATCGCCGCGCGATTTGAATTTCCCTTAGGAGCCTGAACATGGCCACGATCCTTCTCTCTGCCGTTGGTGCATCCTTGGGTGCAGGTTTTGGCGGTACCGTGCTCGGCCTGTCGGGTGCGGTGATCGGGCGCGCCATTGGGGCCACGGTGGGGCGGGTGATCGACCAGAAATTGCTGGGTGCGGGCTCGGAAGCTGTCGATGTCGGCAGGGTTGATCGCTTTCGGGTGATGGGGGCGAGCGAGGGTGCGGCCATTCCGCGTATCTGGGGCAGGGTGCGGGTGTCGGGTCAAGTGATCTGGGCCAGCCGGTTTCAAGAAAATGTCGTGCATTCTGGTGGCGGCAAGGGCACACCGAAACCCTCGAGCAACAGTTTTAGTTATTCGGTCAGTCTGGCGGTGGCCCTATGTGAAGGCGAGATCACTCGGGTCGGGCGGATGTGGGCGGATGGCAATGAAATCCAACCCGAAAGCCTGAACCTGCGCGTTTACAAGGGCGATGAGGCGCAACTGCCTGATCCCAAAATTGAGGCGGTTGAAGGCGCGGGCAAAGCCCCCAGTTATCGCGGCACGGCCTATGCGGTGATCGAGACCCTCGATCTGGGGAAATTCGGCAATCGTGTGCCGCAATTCTCTTTCGAAGTGGTGCGGGCCGCGCAAAGCCCTGCTGCCGACGCGCATCCGGGCTTGTCCAAGATCATCCCCGGTGTCTGCCTGATCCCCGGCACCGGGGAATATGCCTTGGCGACCACGCCTGTGCATTATTCCTATGGTCCAGGCAGCAACCGTTCGGCCAACGTCAATTCTGCCACGGGCAAGACCGATTTTTCCGGATCGCTTGAGCAGTTGACCGAGGAACTTCCCAACGCAAACGGCGTCTCCTTGGTGGTGTCGTGGTTTGGCAATGACCTGCGCTGCGGGTCTTGCCTTGTGCAGCCGAAGGTCGAACAGAACCAATACGATGGCCAGCCAATGCCGTGGAAGGTCTCTGGCCTGACGCGGGCGGCCGCTCTGGAACTGCCAAAGCTGGAGGGCACCACGGTCTACGGCGGCACCCCTGCGGATCAATCGGTGGTCGAGGCAATCAAAGCCCTGACCGCAGCGGACAAGGCGATCACCTTCTATCCGTTCATCCTGATGGATCAACTGCCCGGCAATACTCTGCCCGATCCGTGGAGCACCGCGACCTCGCAGCCGGTTCTGCCGTGGCGGGGGCGCATCACTGTAAACCACGCGCCGGGGCAATCCGGCACCACAGACCGTACTGCCGCAGCTGCCGCCGAGGTGGCGGCCTTCTTCGGCACCGTCGCCCCCGCAGATTTCGCCATCGCAGGTGAGAGCGTCAGCTATTCTGGCCCAAGCGAATGGTCCTATCGCCGCTTCATCCTGCACTACGCCAACCTGTGCAAAGCCGCAGGCGGGGTTGCCGCGTTCTGCATCGGCACCGAGTTGCGCAGCCTGACCCAAATTCGCGGCGCGGCCGACAGCTTCCCCACCGTCGCAGCGCTGCGCCAGCTCGCCGCCGAGGTAAAAGCCATCCTCGGCCCCATCACCCAGATCACCTATGCTGCGGATTGGTCCGAGTATTTTGGCTACCACACCGAGGATAACCTGTATTTCCACCTTGATCCACTTTGGGCCGACCCTGCCATCGACTTCATCGGCATCGACAATTACACGCCGCTTTCGGATTGGCGCGACGGCGACAGCCACCTCGATGCCCATTGGGGCGACATCCACAATACCGATTACTTGCGCGCCAACATCGCGGGCGGCGAAGGCTTTGAGTGGTATTACGCAACCCCCACCGATCAGGCCGCCCAAATGCGCACCCCGATCACCGATGGCGCTTATGGCGAGCCTTGGGTTTACCGCCACAAAGATCTGCGCGCCTGGTGGTCGAGTTCGCACCATCAGCGCATCGCAGGTCTGCGCGCAGCCACACCAACCGCCTGGATTGCAGGCTCAAAGCCCATCCGCTTCACCGAATACGGCTGCGCGGCTGTGGACAAAGCCACCAACCAGCCCAATGTGTTCCTAGACCCGAAATCGTCGGAGTCCGCGCTGCCGAAATATTCCAACGGGTTGCGCGATGATCTGCTGCAACTGTCCTATTACCACGCCATGCACAGTTATTGGACCGATCCGCAGAACAACCCCGAAGCCTTCCTTTACAGCGGCCAAATGGTCGATTTCGCCAATTCTTTGGCTTGGGCATGGGATGCGCGGCCGTTCCCGACCTTCCCCGGCAACAAGAGCCTGTGGTCAGATGCATCGAACTACGACAAAGGCCATTGGTTGAACGGGCGCGCCTCAAACGAGCCGCTTGCCGCTGTGATCGCCGATATTTGTGATCTTACGGGAATGCAGGACGTTGACCTCAGCCAAGCCCGCAGCATCGTGCGCGGCTATGCGGTCACCGATGTGGCTTCGGCCCGCGCCGCCCTGCAACCGCTGATCCTCGCCTTTCCAACCGACGTGATCGAGCGCGAAGGCAATTTACGTTTTCAATCGCGCACCGCGCTGAACCCGCAAACCTTGGCGCCGGAAACCCTCGCCATCTCGACCGAGATCGACGGCAGCATTGAGCGCACCCGCAGCGCCGATATTGAAACCCCCGAACACATTCGCCTGACCTTCAACGAGGCGGAAACAGATTTCGCCGTCTCCACCGTTTCTGCCTCATTCCCCGACCGCACAGGCGATGTGGTTTCACAATCCGAACTTCCCCTAACCCTGACCGCCGCCGAGGCCACAGCGATTGCCGAACGTTGGATGGCCGAAACCCGCGTCTCGCGCGACACGGCCCGCTTTGCCTTGCCGAAATCCCAGCTTGCCATCGGCGTCGGTGACACTGTCAGCATCGCGGGCGAGTTGTACCGCATCGACCGCGCCGAGTTGTCCGAGTTGCAAACCATCGAGGCCGTCCGCGTTGATCCCAACGTCTACGAGCCCGCCGAAATCTCTGTGCCTGCACGTGGTTGGGTGCCGTTCCAAGCCACCGTTCCGGTCTACCCGCTGTTCCTTGATCTGCCGCTGCTGAAAGGCATCGAGGTCGAATATGCCCCGCATGTCTGCGTCGCAGCCTCGCCTTGGCCCGGTGATGTGGCGGTGTGGAGCGCCATTTCAGACGACAGCTACAGTCTGAACACCACGCTCACTCAACCCGCGATCATCGGCACCACTGAAACGGAACTGACCGCCGCCGAACCCGGCCTCTGGGATCGCGGTGCGACCTTGCGCGTGCGCGTCGAATCCGGTGCACTATCGTCGGTCAGCGAACTTTCCGTCCTTTCCGGTGCAAACGTTGCCGCCATCGGCGACGGCAGCCCGGAAAACTGGGAGGTGTTTCAATTCGCCAGTGCTACCCTCGTGGCACCCAAAACCTACGACATTGCGCTGCGTCTGCGCGGCCAAGCGGGCACCGACGGGGTGATGCCCGCCTTGTGGCCCATCGGCAGCACTTTCGTTCTGCTCAACGACGCCGTCCAACAAATCAACCTACCCCTCTCGGCCCGAGGCTTGCCGCGCTTCTACCGCTTCGGCCCCGCCGATCAGGGTTACGACAGCAGCGCAACCGTGCTGCTGACCGAAAGCTTTGACGGCGCAGGCCTGCGGCCCTATCCGGTCTCGCACCTCTCCGCCACCAAACAAACCAGCGGCGATCTCGACATCACTTGGCAGCGCCGCACCCGCATCGACGGTGACACTTGGCAATCGCTGGAAGTGCCCTTGGGCGAAGACACCGAGCTTTACAGCATCAAAATCACTCAAGGTCCCGTCACCTTGCGCGAAACCACCACCTCTGCGCCCGGCTTCAGCTACACCACAGCGATGCAAACCGCTGACGCAGTCAGCGGCGCAATCACCATCGCCATAGCCCAAGTCTCGCAACGCTACGGCAACGGGCCGTTCGAAACCATCACCGCGGTACTTTAA